GCGTTCTTTGTGTTGGCCTCGACCAAACGGAACAGGCCGTTGGCTTGCACGGCGTAGATGCGTGTGCTCATTAGTCGGTGCCCCCAACAGCGATGTCGGGCTGTTCGGCTTCGGCTTCGGCCTTGGCCTCAGCTTCGGCTGCAGCTTGGGCTTGCGCCTGCGGCTCAGCCTGTCCACGGATCAGATCGATGTGTGGCTGGGCCTGGTCATAGGGGAACTTGGACAAGGCCACCAAGGCGGCGTTGACGGTATCAAGGGGTACAGATAGGTTGATAAGGTTCATGGTTCTCTCGTGGTTGATGAAAAAGGGGAGGGCCTACTCGCTGCGTCTGCCGACCTTCTGGCCTATGAGACCAGCGTCATCACAGCATCCGCTTTCGGCCCAATTCATTACGCGGCGGTCTTCTTGGCCCAGGGTGGGACCGCGGCACCGGCAGGCGCTGCGGCTGCAGCAGGCGGTGTCGGGAACGTGCCACCGGGCATTGGCTGCACAGACGTTTGGCCAAGGCCGGCAACGGCGCCGGTGGCGGGCTTGAAGCTCACAACCTCGTTTTGATCTTCGTACTGGCCGGTGTCGTCCTTGCGGATTTTAAGCTTCACGCTAAAAGGCTTGTTGTGCAGCTCGACGGTGTCAGTCATGCGCACAAGGCCGACGGCGTCGCATAGATCGCGCAATTGCTGCTGGGCGATCTGCTCGGCGGTGGCGTTGTTGTGCCGCACGTTCAGGCGTGCCCACACTTTGCGACCGCGGTAGCCTTCTTGCAGGATCTCGATCGTCAGCTTCAGAGCAGAGCCGTTGCCGGACTTGAGAAAGACAATCTCGGAGTCAACAACCTGGCCGATATACGTGCCGGCGGGCAGCAGCTCGAAGTTGTTTTCACGGGGTGCGACAGTGTTGGTGTCAAATTGAAATTGCGCCATGATGGGTGTCCTTTCTAGGGATTAAGTGGCGTTGGTGGAATTGACCTTGGCAGCGAGTGCCGCTAGGTCGGGGGCCTCGAACATATCCAAAGAACCGGAGCGGTCTTTGGCCTCGAAGTTGTAGTCGCGGTTGGTTTGCAACCAGCGTGTGGGGTTGCCTTCTGCATCCTTCTCGACGCGCAGGGCGAAGACGAAGTCGAAGAAGTAGCCCACGCCCTGCTTGAGTATGTTGCCGGGCATGGCGGGGTAGTACAGCATCGCGCCGCTTTGCTCGTCTTTGGCGCGCTCCTGCTTGCACAGGAACACGACGTTGCGGCTTGGCAAATCGCGGAATGCGCGCATCAAGTCGGTCATCTTCTCGGCCAGCGCACCGTAGGCCTGGCGCGGATCTTTGGAGGCCTTCTTCTCGTGGTTCAGAACCACTTCAGCGATCTCGCTGATCGAGTCGAGGCAGACCCACTTAAAGGCTTGGCCCTCTTCGGTGTTGGCCACGTAGTCGTAGGCCTCGTACATTTGCTCGAGGGTTTTGACTTCGATCACTGGCAGGTCCAGGTGGCGCAGCGACAACAGGCCAGACTCGGCGCTGATGATGATGGTGGACTCGCCAGTCGTGCCACACAGGGTGGTCTTACCGGCACCGGCTGGGCCATGGACCAAGAACTTCAAGCCAGACAGCTGGGCCGCCTGCTTGGTCGAAACGAGTTGAATGGCCATAGGGGTCTCCTGTATTGGCAATGTGATACTTAAACCGCTTCGATCTTGATCGAAGGGCTGGCTTCTTTGGTGGTGAAGAAACGGGCAGCTGAGTTGGCGGCCTTGTCTTCGAGCTTGCGGAACTCGGAGAGCGACAGGTCAGGCTTCCACTTGAAGACGTTTTGCACGTCCAGTGGCAGCTTGGCCCATGCCTTTTGCAGCTCGTCGCTGTCGACCTTGCGGTCGAGCTTGTAGGTGACAGTCACCTTGTAGCCGTCAACCTTCTGGGAGACGGAGCCCTCTTGCTTGCTGGGGTCTGCCAAGAACTCGGCGAGCTGGGCGTCGAGTGCGCGACGGGCTTGTACGGCTTCGTCTTCTGCGCGCTTGGCGGAGATGCGGGCCTCGATCAACGAGGCAAGTGATGGTGCGTTCATGGTGCGTCCTTTCGGGAGTGGTTTAAAAAACGTGTCGTCTCACTGACAACTTGATTGTATATCAGCATTGTGAAGTGCGTCAATACCTTGGCGAAAAAAAATTATTGCAAAATCCAGCACTGGCCAACATGCTCGTTGCCTTGTGCGTCGAACCAGGTCTCGCCGCAGCCGCTGGCCCATTCGACCATGACGATCGCTACGAATGCCATGAAGGCGGCAAAGGCGATGACGTTGATTAGGTACTTCATGATGGTCTCCAATTAAAAAGGTGCGGGTGGAACTTTGGACAGGTCAAACGGCTTAGGCGCTGGTGGGCGCACCGGGATGCCGTTGTAGGTCGGGAAGGGCCATGGCCAGGGGGTGTTCATGGCTGCCCTCCTGTTGCTTTGGCGATGGCGGCGCGGGCTTGCTTCCTTACTGCTGGGATCTCGTATGCGTCAAGCATTTGAATGAGTGCCCCCAGCAGTTCCGGCGCGGCTGCGATTAGTCGGGCGTTGGCTTCGTCTTCTTTTGAGTGGCCAAGTGCAGCCACCGTCCAAGAATTCCATTGCCGACCAGCGACGTAGATGCTGTATGTGTCAGTATCTTCGTGGTGCTTAACGGCCCAAGGCCCCGGTGTGTGTTGTGTGTTCATGGCTTGACCCCTTCGATGATGGTGTAGGCCAGCTCAAGCAGCTGGCGCCGCGGTAGTGTTACCGAGTACTTGGTCTGCAGGCCCGCAGGATCTTTGGCGCTGAGCAGCTGCGACTGCACCTTGAGGTGGTAGTCACCCAGTGGGGTGCCGACAGGCGACACGGTGACGTGCAGTTTGTAGTTTTGCGAGACGTGAATGATGTCGGTGGTCATGCTGCCTCCTGAGTAGGTTCGCGCAGCTCCCAGCCAGCTTGGTCATACCCAGCCAGCGAGCGGACCGCTTCGCCTTCGACGCCACGCAGGATTGCGTAGGCTTCGGTGTCTTCCCAGTCGCTGGTCTCGCACGACTGGTAGCTCAGGCAATGGCAGGCCTTGATGACTTGCACAGGGGTCATGCGCAGGGGCTCGATGCCGGCGGCTTTGTAGTCAAACCCGTGAGCTGAAGAGGCGTCGTCGTAGCGGGCGTTGACGCTGCGCACGTTCTCGGCGTACAGCACGTTGGCCACACGCTTGGGGTCTTGGCGCACCTCACGGCGGCGGCCGGCCCAGTAATAGGTCACAGCATCAGAGCCGTGGCGGTTGGCGGCCCAGGTCACAAGGGCGTTGATGTGGTAGTCGTTGACGATGAATGCAGACATGATTTACTCCAATGGCATTGTGATAGTTAGGCGGCTTGCTTGGCTGCGTAGTAAGCCAAGACGTCGGCCTTGAGGTTGTCCCACTGCGCAACAGCGCGGGCTTGTTGTTCGCTGACGGCTTTCTCAGTGCAGCGCACTTTGCTCACCGCGATGCGGCGGTAGAAGTCGGAGAAGATTGCAGTAGTCACAACCTCACCCTTGATGAATCCGATGCTGGCCGCAGTCACGAGCTGGCCGTTTTCATTCTTGAAAGTAGACACGTCGAGGCGAGCGAGGCGGTCGTTGATGACGAAGTCTTCAACAGTGTTGGCTTTCCAACTCTTGTCGCCATACTGCTTGCGGCGAAGGTAAGTCTGTGGTGCGTTCATGATGTGTTCCTTTCGGGAAGTGTCCCGGTACCGCCGGGAGCGGTGGGTCAATCACTGACCACGACTCAACTATATCACAGTTGTGAAGTCAGTCAAGCATTGTGATAATGTCCCAGTAAACCGTAGGGGTATTTGCTTTGTGAAGTCTACGGTTTTTCCATGGCCTTGGCCGCGGCGATCAGGGCGGCCTGTGCGCTGGGGTCCATGTTCCTGAAGGACGTCAGCAGATCCTGCTCGGACTCCTTGGTGATGACGTTCATCTGCCAAGGGTCACCGGTGCCGTCGACGATGAACTGCGGGTTGCACTGCAGGGCTGCAGCGAGCTTCAATAACGAGGGCGCGCTAGGCTTGCGCGAGTGGCCAGTTATCCAGTTGGATATAGTCGCTTGGGTCAGGTCCATTTTATGTGCGAGCTCGGTCTGTTTGTATCCTCTGGCTTCAATGAGCCAGCGTATGCGCTCACCGACAGTCGCCGAGCGTGCCCACTGTTTAAACGTATCGTCATTGTGAATCAAGTCTTTCACACAAACCCTCTGGTTGCTCAGGAAAAATCAAACACTTGTCAGCACTTCTTCACAATTGCTATAATCCGCTCAATTGTGGGTATACTCCCATGCACAACGCGAGACGCACCACCTATGACTTTCGATCAACTCATCAAACACTACGGTACCCAGGTCCGAATCGCCCAAGCACTGGGCGTGTCTCAGCCATGCGTGAGCAACTGGGCCAAGCGCGGGCGCATTCCTGCGCTGCAGCAGATGAAGGTGCACATGCTCACCGAGGGCACATTGAAGCTCGACAAGGCCTTGATGAAGGGCCTCAAGGTATCACGCCTGTGAAGTCGATGCAACCCTTGTGATTTCGAGTGCCCCGGGTATCACAATGATGTAGAATTTACGGGCCACGGCTAGGGTAGCTCCCGAAAAGCAGTTCTTCCGCACCTGCCTGCCGTAGCACTTTCAGATGTGCGGTTTACTTTTTGCGGAAAGGGATGGCAATGAGGCCAATCCAGACTGTCTACCAAGGCTACAAATTTCGTAGCCGCCTCGAGGCCCGCTGGGCCGTTTTCTTCGACGCACTCAAAATCAAGTGGGAATACGAGCCCGAGGGGTATCACCTCTCGAATGGCGAGATGTACCTGCCTGACTTTTATTTGCCGGGTTTTTGTGACAGAGGCATCTATGCTGAAGTCAAGCCAGACCAAGTCGTAGACCCCAAGGCACAAATGCTGGCCAGAGATTCCGGCATAGAAGTTTTGATGTTGTGCGGCGTTCCAAGTCCATCTGCTTACCACGTCATTTACGGCAATGGCGAAGTTGGTGTGGCGCTGTTTTCAGCAAAGTACTTGCCGGGCGGTTCTCACAAGGAAGAGTACCGGCTGTTTTATGAGCCCGGCTTTGGCGAAGACGGCGATTTATCGATAAATGAATCAGAGATGGATCATTCATTACTCGCGGCCATTGTGCGCGCCCGCTCTGCTCGCTTTGAGCATGGCGAGAAAGGCGCATCACTATGAGCGGCAACACACCAGTCATCACCTGGACCCAGTTTCCAAGCCGCCTCGCGTTATCTTTTGAAGTCAAGCAACACACACTGCACGAGCTCGCGCAGTACCTGGTGGACGCTGGACCATTCAAGAAAAAATCCGAGTGCCCATGGATCAAGCTGGCCACCTTCGGTCATTCACGCACCGACAAGAACTCACTGCGGCACGACGCCAACGTGGTGTCGATTACGGGCGTCGAGGGCGACTACGACGCGGAGCAAGTCACCGCGGAGCAGGCCATCGAAATGCTCGAGCGTGCAGGCATCCGCGCCATTGTGTACACCAGCCCCAGCAACGGGGTCGTAGACCCACCGCGATCCAATGGCGGCCCGCGCTGGCGCGTCTTGGCGCCACTGTCCAAAGCATACGATCCATCGGCCCGCAAGGCTTTGCTCGCACGCGTCAACGGCGCGCTTGGCGGCATCTTGGCCGCAGAGTCATTCACGCTGTCTCAGTCGTACTTTTTTGGTGAAGTCGAAGACGTTCAGTACCGCGTGTTCGTGACGTGGAACGACCCAGAAGAGGGCACCTGCGTTGACGAGCTCGACGAGCTCGACGACATCGCGATCTACAAAAACGCCAAGCAGCACGCCAACGACGAAGACGAGCGACCCAGCTACTCGATAGCCATGTTCGAGGAACGCGTCAGGGTCTTGGGGCGCAAGCTCAAGACAGGCGACGGCCGGCGCGAGTTGCTCAAGCAATACATCGCCAGCAGATCAGCCAGGGGTCTACTCAAAGAAGAGGTGATGGCCATGGTCGAGAGCGTGATCAACCGCTACTTCGACGACAAAGACCCGATCGACCAAGAAAACATCCTGCAGATCATCGACAGCTTCGCTCGCAAAGACGCGGCCAACGCATCTCAGCCGGTGGACATCTCGGCGATCCTGCCCGCGCAAGTGGCACCCGCTCCGGTACCGGTACCGATCATCAGCGAGCGATCCAAAGAGACCACGCTGTCGCCATACCCTGAGCCATTCACGGGCGTCATGCGCGACATCTGCGAGGCGGCCTCGGCCTGCGCGTACAAGGCGCAACCCAAGCTCAACATGCTGGGCGCCCTCATTGGACTGGCCGGCGCAATCAGCGGCGAGTACAGCACCAAGTCGGGCGGCCGATTCAACCTCTTTGGCTTGGGCGCGCTCGAGTCAGGTGGCGGCAAAGATGTGCCGCGGCAAATGGCAGAGGCGGTGGCCGCCTACGGTGGCGGTGCGATCCTGGGCAAGCCAGCCAGCGGTGCAGGCCTCGAAGACAGCATCCACGATCGGCGCTCTTGCTTGGTCTCGATCGACGAGGTAGCGCACTTGCTCAAGGCTGTGAACGACGAGCGCGCGCCCTCACACCTGCGAGACATCGGCGCGGTGGTCCTGAAGCTGTATTCGGCCAGCCGGGGCGTGTACAACCGGCGTGTCCTAGCCAGAGCGCCAAGCGCGGCCAAAATGGCGTCCATGGTGGCCAACCCCTGCCTGTCGGTCATTGGCTTTGCGACACCCGACGGCATGGGCGCAGCGTTCCACGAGGACAACCTCAAAGACGGCCTCATGGGGCGCATGCTCTACGTGCAGGGTGACCCCGGCGTCATGCCGCGGCGCCCCGACGGTGGCTTGCTGATCCCCGAGTCGGTCAAGGCCTGGGCCAAGAACCTGAAGCAGCCTGACCCACTGGCCAGCGTGCTCGAGCCCGGCAGCACCGGCTCGGTCGTGGTCCAGGAGGCCCACGGCATTGGCGACATGATGGACAAGCTCTTGGTCGAGATGGAGCGCTCACGGCGCAACGCTGGATCACTTGGCCCATCCCTGTACGCCCGAAGCTTCGAGAAGCTCGAGCGCATCGCCTGCGTTCTGGCCATCGCTGAAGACCCAGAGGCACCCGTGATTCGCATGCCGCATGTCGAATGGGCTCGGGCCATGGTCATGGCGTCCGACGACCACATCCTGGCCTTTGCCAACCAAAACATGCACAGCGGAGAGGTGACCAAGAACGCGGAGAAGCTGCGCCAAATCATTCGCAAGATCCTCAGCGGTGGCTACGCACCGCAGCGATCGAGCGAGGTCGACGCGCTCAAAGCCCACATGATCGCTCGCAGCCAAGTGCTAAGAGTATCAAAGATGGACAAGGCCGCTTTGGACAAGGCGCTGGCTTACATGCACGACATGGAAGAGCTGTACGCCTTCGACGATAAGGGTAAACCCTTAAAGATGGTCATGAACATCGACCTGAATGCGCCGAGATGACGAGAACATTCTCGGTGTTTTCGCAGTGTTCCCAGAACACTCCAAGCCAGCAACCATGCGGGTTTGGAGGTGGTTTTGGGGGTCTGTTCTCGGTCTCTGGATAACACACACACAAAACAGACCAAAAACACACAAAAATGTGCATGAGACAGAGAGAGAGAACACATATATATTTATATAGTATCTTATTGTTTTTAAAGGTTTTTTTTGTTCTCGGAACAGGCGAGAAAACAAGAGAACGGAGAGAACAGGGCAGAGAAAGGGCGAAATAACCATGGAAAGGGCAAGCCAATGATCGATAGTAATGATAAGAACGTTTCACTAACGGTCTTGCATCAGATTTACCAATTAGAGATTCCGTGGCCGACGGTCACAGGCAACCACGCGGTCAAGCACACGAAAACTGGCGGGCACTACAAGACGGCCCAAGCGAAGGCCTACGAGGCCGCTGTGGCCGCG